TTGTTGTATATGAGACACTGGTTTAAGATACCTTCTTTAAAGAAGTCAAATAAGGATATGTATGATGAAGCCACCTATCATGGTAAGGATGATGGGGGTAATTTTATTTATGTACCTAAATGGGTAGAGAGCCTGTTTCCTGGCAATAAAGGAAATATAGATTACGATATGTCTACTGTTGAGGGGAAAGCAAGAGCCTTGCATGAATGTTGGCCGTTTGCAATGGTTCTAGATCATTGCGGAAGAATGATTCAGAACGGAAGATATTACGTGACAGATATGAACGGGAATGAAAAGAGGAGTTTTAAAGATATTGTGACTCTCTTAAATCGTCCAAATATAATACAGAGTGGGCGTTCCTTTATAAAACAGGTTGAGATATCCTTAAAATGTTTCGGATTTTGCCCTATTTATACATTGAGAGCTTTAAAATCCGACCTGCCTAAATCCATGATGGTAATACCTCCCGAATTATTTTATATGGAATCATTCGGTAAAGACCCATTTACTCAGACAGAACTTTCTTCAATTGCTAAAAGGGTATATATACGTTGGGGAGATGTAAATATAGAGCTTGGGGATGAGGAATATTTTGTCATATACGATTCAATAATGGATATTCCAAGCAATAATGGAGGGAAAATTGCCTTCCATTCCCCTGTAGACGCATTATCTTCGCATACGCGAAACTATATGGCTCAACTGATAGGGAGAGGAAATCTTATAGTTAATGGAGGTCCAAAAGGGATATTGTACGGGAATGATACGACTGATGTAGGGAATGCCGCCATTACTCCGTCTGAATCCCAAAAATTGCAGAATGATTTTAAAAGGAAATATGGCATAGTGCATAAGTTGTATGAAATCATGGTGACTCCTAAGAAACTGGGATGGATTACATTAGGATCAAATACGGAACAATTGAAGCTTCATGAGGAAGATAAGGCGTGTTTGGAGGCGATAGCTCAGACCATAGGTTTTGACGCCAATCTGATTATACAAGGAAGTACTTATGATAACTCTTCTCAGGCAAAGAAAGCGGCATATCAGGATCTTATTATTCCTGACAGTGAATGTATAACAGAGGCTTTGACTAATGCTATATGTAAGGACAGAGCAATAATCAAAATGGACTTTACTCATGTCGCTTGTCTTCAAAAGGACATGAAAGAGTTGGCGGATGCCTTGTCTACAGCCTCTAATGCTATAGCTTCATTGTATAACAACCGGCTGATTACTTTTGAGGAGGCAAGAACTGAGATGTCTAATTTTACAGATATTGATCCGGATAACCCAAAAGGGGAATTTAAAATAGAAATAAATAATGATGGAGACAAGCAAATACAAGGACAGGCTGGGGAAGCAGTATAAATCCTTATCTTTTTATGCAAAGGAGATACAATATGATTCTGGCAGCAGAACTATCAGTGGTTATGCCGCAATTTTCAATAACATTGATAAGTTCGGTGATATGCTCTTGAAAGGATGTTTCTCAAAAAGTATACAGGAGAGAGGTCCGGAAAGTTCTGCTAATGATAAGATTATCATGTTGTGGATGCATGACATGCATGAACCTATAGGACGCATTACGCTTCTGCAAGAAGATGAGAAAGGGCTTTACTTTGAAGCGTCTATTGATGATGTGGAAAGAGGGAATCAAGCGTTGAAACAGCTTGAAAGTGGAACTTTGAACCAGTTCTCTATAGGTTATAGTTATGTATGGGAAAAATGTGAATATGATAGGGAACGTGACTGTTTGGTTGTAAAGGAAGTCATTCTATATGAGATATCCGTAGTGTCCATAGGATGTAACGGGGAAACTGAATATCTTGGTCTGAAATCGGCAGAAGAATATGAAAGTGCGTTGGAATCACTTCCGGTTGAAATAAGTGATGTATGTAAAGGACTTCCAATAAGGAAGAGAGAGGAAGTTCAAACGTTAATAAGAAAAGCGATGTCACTCGCTCGATACAAGCCGGCAGGCAAGCCACTTGATGAAGAGGGAGCCGATAAAAAAATAAAAATATTTACAAAACCTTTAAAACTTAAAGAAGTATGAAATTTGACTTTTTAAGCAAAATTGATTTGTCGGGAATGGATGAGGTTTCCGTGAAGTCATTACAGGCGTTGCAGGACGCAATAAACGCTACTGTAGGTGATTTCATGAACGATACTATCGACAAAAAAACTTTTGAGGATAAATTAAATGAGGTTACTCAAAAGATAGACTCTGAAAAGGAATTGGAAACAGTGCGTAAGGAACTTGGTGAGATGAAAGAGATAATTGTTCGCATGAAGGGTGCAATGCATAAGAATGAAGATGGGGAAACGGTTTTCAAATCTGTAGACCAGCAGATTGAAGAGCAATTGAAGGATTTCATTACTGTAGGCAAACATGGAGAGAAATCCGTGGACTTGAAAACAGCTTGTAAGCAGTCTCCTGGATTCAAGAAAAGCCTTACACTTGTTATGAGCAAAAAGGATGTTGAGCCCTTGAAGAGTACAGGTGTGGCACCACATTATAACATGACAATTGATAGTCAGTTATCTGTTGATCCGCGTTCTCAGACTGTAATCCGTAAATTTGCCAATGTGGCAGCAATATCTACACGATCATTAACTTATGCGGAGTTCAATCCGGGTGAAGAAGAAGCCGAATGGGTTCCAGAAGGCGGTCTTAAGCCTATGATGAGCGGTACATTGTCAGAAGTTACTATCAATGCTGGCAAAGTGGCTCTTGGCACAAAAGTAACCGAAGAAACATTATCTGATTTGCCTCAGTTGGTTGCGGAGGTTAGGGCTGAGATTATCAATCGTATTGGTTTGAAAGAAGAAGAAGGTATTCTGTCTGGTACTGGTTCTGGTGGTCAGATTAAAGGGATTGGGAGTGATATACCTACATTCTCCTTGACAACTCTGAAAGTAGATAAGCCCAACACTTATGATGTTATTGTTGGTATGTATACACAGATTGTGTCAATGTCCAATATGGCTTATCGCCCAAACCTTGTGCTCATGCATCCTCTTGACTATGCACAAATGCAGTTGACTAAGGATGTTAATGGGCAATATCTTCGTCCTTTCCGTATTGGTGATGAACTGATTCAAGGTCTGAGAGTGGAAACCAGCACTGCGATCAAACAAGGTGATATTTGGGTTGGAGATTTTAACTATCTTAACATCCGTGATGTATGGGTCCTTACCATTACACTTGGGTGGGAAAATGATGATTTCACTAAAAATATGGTGACTATCCTTGGTGAGAAACGATTGATGGTTTATATCAAAAAACAATATAAAACAGCTTTTGTCAAGGATAAGATTTCAACCGTTATTGAAGCTATAACCCCCGTCGCTGTCGGCGGATAAATTTATATATGCTATGAAGGTAAATTTGACTAAAACTTATGAGGTTGAGTTCGCAAAGGACGGAGCTTCTTATAAAAAAGGTGATAAGGTAAGTGTTAATATGTTACTTGCAGCTAAGTTCTTCCAAGATGGGCGTGTTGCCACCGTTCCTACGGAATTGATAGAGGACGCTAAGAAAATCGGTGCTGAAGACTTGTTCAATAAAAAGAAGAACCTCAAAGATATTGTGTAATGTTAGTGGATTATACTTTTTTTCAAGGAGGTATTCTTGATATTGAGGGTGCTGTATTGAATATACATACTCCCTCTGAGACTAATAAGGCGATAGTTGACAGCCTTCAAGGCTTTGTAATGCAATATGAGTCGGAATATCTGGGAAAACTCCTTGGAGAGAAGTTGTATGAGGAATTCTCATCATATATTGCCAACGAAGGGAAAACGAAGGAAAAAAGATGGGATGATCTTATAGCGCGTCTTGTCGTGAGATATAGTGATGGTGATAGTGAGGTTTCCAAATCCCCTATTGCCAACTATATATATTTTCATTATTTGAGACATAATCATGCACAGGCAACTATTACAGGTGTGAAGGCTGACGAAGATGACGGCCGTCTTGTAAGTCCAGAAAGGAAAATGATATTCGCATGGAATGACATGGTAAGAATGAATATCAGACTTGTGAGGTGGCTTAAATCAAATAAAGCGGACTATCCGGATATCGCCACCGATTTCGAATTGTTGGAAACAATTAATTCTCTTGGAATATGATAATCGATATAATATCAGATGTATGTGCTTCCTTGTCAAAAAGAATGGATCAACAGATAAATTACATATATGGTGACAGTTCTTATATAAGGGAAACACTTCTTCTTCTTGGGAAAAGCAGGGTGACAGCATTGGGAAAATTCCCAATGATAGGGCTGTATGTTCCCTTAGACGAGGAAAGGGATAGTGAGGATTATTTTTGTAAGGCATCTGTAAACATAATAATCGCTACCAATACATTGGAAAAGTATACAAATGAACAACGTCGTGAGATATCTTTTGAAGGTATTCTTCGACCTTTGTATTACGGATTCATAGAAGAGTTAAAAAAATGTGATAAATTTGATTTCGGTTACTCCGGTATTGTAAGCCATACATATTCAGAAAATTATAGTTTTGGAAGACGTGGTGCTGTTGATGTTGACGGTAAGGAAGTTGGCGAAAAGATAGATGCTATTGAAATAAAGAATTTGGATTTAACAGTTAAAAATCAGAATTGTTATGCGAACAGATATTAGAGAGTGCGGCAGCACGTCCGGATTTAATACTGGAATGAATTACTGCCCCCTGCAACCGGACAAGGTAGCAGGTGTTATATTGGTCATTCATGGCAAAAAACTGCCAAAGGAACTGACTGCTGATGCTTTGGAAGAGGCTTGCCATGCTGATTATCCGGACAGAATTTATCCTATTACAGGATTTTCGGAATATGCGGTAAGCGGTGGTGAACCCAATACATCGGAAAATGGTTATGCCGGTTCGGAAATAACGGGCTATTCGGCAAGGACGGATACATTCACGTTGCGTAAGTTTAATCTAGCTTTACAAGCTAATCTTGTAGCCAACAAGGATACATTGTTTGATATGTATGTTTTTGACAAGAATAATGTTATCTACGGAGAGGATGACGGAACAGACGAGCTTGCAGGATTCGATTTGTCAGGGGTTTACCCTACAGGGCAGACTTATGACTCAAGCGGACAAAAGGCTTATCTTGCGTTTAATGCAATGTATTCCGATACGGAGAAGATGATGAAAAACATGTCTGTAAAACAATCGGGTGTAAATTTGGAAAATGTTCTCAAGGGATTGAATTATGTTGAATTTGTGAAAATGACATCTCCTGAGAATACATATAAACTCGTGGATCACTATGACCGCACAGACCTTACTGCATATTATGGCGCTGTATTGTCTGAGAAGGCTTCAACAGTCGTTTCTGGTGCGTCAGCACTGGAATACAGTAACGGTGTGCTTACAGCGACAGGAGGTGTACCGGTGCTTAAATCTCCTTCTATTTTACAGGCTAATGGGGTCATTGGGATTGAACAATGGGTACAATGAGAATTAATGGAGTCACATTTATAGAGTCCGAGGTGGTCAAACTTTCATTGGATGAGTTTGTCGCTCAGAATATAGATGTATTCTGGAAGGACATTTCTAGAGAAAGGCGGAAATCAAGGCTGGTTTCCGTATATAATAGAATTATCAATAACAGTAATTTAGGAGGCGGGGGAGATTGATCCCCCGTTTTGCTATGACATTGGAGGAATACGCGAGATGTTGGAAGAAATTGGCTGATGGCATTCAGCCAATGATAAGGGATAAGATGGAAAGGGATGTTCCTCAGTTTGAGGAATATATACGAGAACAGCTATATAGTGGTGTTGATGGCGATGAAAGTCCTTTAATTCCCGGATATACAGAGGACCCATACTTTAAAAAAACTTATGGAGAGCATTGGAAGAAAAACGCCGAACGCTATAAAAATTGGAAGACAAAGATACAGAAACCGAAACCTTCATATCTGGGTTTTTCTGCAAGAGGGAACAATACTCCAAACCTTATCATACGTGGAGATTTTTATAGTTCCATCACGGCAATACCAATATCAAATGGTATAAGGATTGCCAGCTATGGCGTTTCTTTTGGTTCTGATATTGAGAAGAAATATGGTTATAAAATTTTCAAGGTAAGCTCCAAAGCAAGGAGGCATTATGTTACGTACAGGCTTATGCCCTCTATTGAGAAATTTATAAGGAGGTGCGAACTATAAAGTATTATTAACAAAAAATGGAATTGAACCGAATTATGAAAAACTGCTTGTGCCAAGGGAATAAGTCAATGAGGGAAATGGAGCATATGCGATCAATCGCAGAGAAGGCTGCTGTTATGGATGAATGTGTTTATATATTATACAAGGTTGGAGATGTGTATAAATTCTGTCGTGAAGGTGAAAACTGGTCGGGTGAGTTTGTTGAATTCATATTTCCGTAAAATGGTGATTTTTATCATTCTATTATTTTGGCGTTTCCCGTATTATTTATTAATTTAGCAACAGCGATAGATAGAGGTTTCGCATAGAAAGATATTATATATTCATTAAGAGTAATGGATATGATGCGGTGGCCGACTCCTCTATATCGGTTGCCGCATTTTTTTATATCCCGTATTAAGATGTACGGAACATCTTGTGAACGAAAAGACATGAAAACGAATCAAATCATGATTCGCCCAATGGGTGAATTTACAGTTAGTCAGAGAACAAAAGATAGCTATTTTGACGGTGGGGACTTGTTACGTCAATGGAATTCAGTAAAAGGAAATGAACAAAGAAAAATGGATGAGTTTCTTTTGGCTAAAAGAACTGGAGATTTTATAGAAGCGCTCATAGCTGAAGAACGTGAAAATGGTTTAGGGGAAAATTCCCCTAAAATTGATAATCAGGTAGTTAAGAAGAGTAAGGTTAAAGAGAAGGGTAAAGCTGGCAGACCTAAAGAAGAAGTATGGATGCATCCTTTCTTATTTACCAAATTTGCCATGTGGATTAATCCTCGCTTTGAAGTAAAGGTAATACGCTTCGTATATGATGAGATGATTCAATACCGTAATTTAGCTGGAGATGCTTATCCTGCTATGTGTCATGCCGTTTGTTCAATACTCCCTGGGGATATATTCCAGAAAAAGATTAAGGACTTAGCCAAGTCTCTAAACATCATAGTTTATGGCAAACATGAATCAGAAATGCGTAATAAGATTGGCGATGAAGATAAAATCCGCGAATTATATGAGTTAGAATTACAGATAGCTCAATGGATAGATTTAGGCTTTATCAAAGACTATAACAGCCTTAAATCTACATTGACTAAATTGTATTACCGAAAATATCCCAATGTTCTCCCAATGTAAATATTGATTTTTCCTCAAATGTCTTGTGCGAAAAGATATTTATTTTTTAATTGAAAAACAAAACTATCATTTATGTTGTAATTTAGATTTTGTCTAAATTGTGAATGTAATATTTAATAATTGCGTTACTATATATTACTATGCGTTACTTAGTATTACTATTAATTGATATTGTCTTTTGTTTAATATTC